TGGCTACTGGAACGGATTTAAGGATCGGGATGTGCGCACCGTTGTTGATATGGGGCGTGACCTTCTGGGCTTTGACCCTAAGAAAGACATGTCATTCGAGGGTGTGGCCCATCGCGCTCTGGACGACGCCAAGCATCAGGCTCGCTACGTCAGCGCCATCTATCAGCGGATGCAGGCAGCGATAAACGGCTGCGGCATGGTTGGGGGTGCGGCATGAGAGACCCACGCAAAAATCCGGTACCGGGTGACGTGCTCACCCGCTTCGGCTCCACCAGGGAGGTGACGGCCACCAAGCAGAACGACCGCGGCACCGTCACCCATGTGGTGTACCGCCATCCGGCGGTTGACCTGCCAGAGACCGAGGCCACCATCGCCAGCTGGCGGGCGTGGGCCAAGCTGGATGCCATGGTGGTAAGGGAGGTGTGGCAATGAGCGACCATATCGACCCGCTCGGCATCATATGGCTGATCGGCCACGTGCTGTTTTATCTGATCGTCATTCCGGACTTGTGGCGCCGTTGCGGATGGGGAAGACAGAAGGGGGGCAAGGGATGAATGACGCCACCAAGCGCAAGCAGGCCCAGCGGGCCAGACGGGCGGCTCTCGGTATCAAGCGGGTGGAGGTGGCGCTCTCAGAACGGGAGCGCCAGCAGCTGGACCACCTGCGCATCGCCAGGGCTGGCAGCGGTGAGCCATATTCCGCAGATGAGTACATCAGCACTCTGATCCGGAGAGACTGGGAACGCTGGCTAGAGCAGGAGGCCGAGCTGAAAACGCAGACCTGCCAGCACTGCGACAACAAACTACCGGGCGGCTGTGGCGGAACATACAAGGGGGAGTCTGCCTGCTGGCTCACATCAGGAGAAAAAGAAATAGCGTTGTAAAGGAATCAAAAGAGCCTCATGGAAATGAGGCTTTATCTATTTTAAAAAAGACAAGAGCATATGGCGTGATACTTGAAAGTAAACTCCGGTTAAATTCAAAGTGAATTAAAGTTAATAATCCATGCTTCATTATGAATATTGATACCGAAATAAATGCAGTGCTGAGATTCTAGGTTGATTTAAGTTTAACTATCCCTGATGGATATATGCAGCAAGTTTGTTAGGATGTTCAAGGCTGTGTAACTCATTGAGATGGCTTTATTTTTAATAAAAATAAGTGCAGTAAGCAAACGAAGAAATCATGATTGCAAATCAGGGTAAAAATATATTGACCTGCTGCTTGATGCATGGATACCATGCCGCCAAGTAAATCAATCAAACAAAAATCCAGCCATGCTGGAGGGAATGTTATTACCAAATTTCGGTCGCACATGAGCCCACCTTGGGGAGCCTTAACCAGTGCCTTATGATGGAAACAACAACCACTACCAGGAGCACCGATGACATCACCGATAACAGGCCATCGCACCAGAGCGGACGGCGAGCAGCCATTCGATCTCGTCTTCGCTCAGGGCCATCAGTTGATCCCGCTGCTGGCTGTGGTGGCTTCCTATCAGCCAATCACTGGGGGGCAACAGGTGAGACACCGGGATCCCGAGGTAAATACAAATGGCAACGGCGTGCTCCAGATCGAAAAAAGCACGGTGCCGACCATCAAGCCAGCGGCCAACTGTCGCGGGGGCCACGTCAATGATCTTGCCGGTCGCCGTGTTAGTCAGTCCATGGCGCCGCAAAATGGATCTGGTAGTGCCTTTTGCACGGGTCACATAGACCCGAGCGGCATTTGTTTTTCGCTTCATGGGGGCGCCTCCATCACAGGTGCCCGTGCTCGGGATCGTGGTAACTGTCAGATCTGACAGGTAAGACTAACGATATATGAAAAATCTAGCTGGCGACTGTCGAGAAATGCAATTCAGTCACAGATAAAATAATCAGGTCTAACCAGTTATGGGTAAGGAGTGGAATGTGCAGTCTGGTATAGAGAGTGAAATTTACAGGTCTATCAGGGATATAGCGCGGGTCACGCCAGACCTGAAGGTGGAGGATCGGGAGGGGATGTGCGGCGCCATCATCACCCTCTGCGATCTGGGTGAGCAGCTGATCCAGCATAAAGAGACCAATAAAAAAGAGTCGTGACAGAGCACGACCAGAGCTGGGATTAAGAGATTAAAGGGGGCGCTATTGCGCCCCCAGTCCTTCCAGTACCATCTGCCGCCCCTCTGGCGTCAGCGACCCCATCAAGCTCAGCACCAGCTGGTTCGCCGTCTTGGCTGACGGGCTCAGTGTATGGGTGAACGACAGACAAGCCACCCAGGAGTGGCCGCACTCTGCATCAGTGCACTGGCAATACAGATCAGAGACGTCATCGCTCAGCTTGTTGGTTTTGGTAATGCGGCCCCGTTGGCCACACACTTTGCAATAAACCCGCATCACCCCTCCCGATAAATCAAACATTCAATCAATAGATCGCATCTTACCCCAAAAGGACTGGTTTTTTATACAGCTGAGCCTATGGTTTCCCGAAAATCGACCCACAGCGCGCGGGGCAGCCCGGCACTGTTGATCGAGTCCTTGATCAGTTCGCACAGTGGCAGAACCTCGTTGCGGGCATAGGTAGCGTCATACTTATCGGGGTCACCCAAGCCGCCGCCGCCATTGGTCGGAATGATACCGGCCAGCGCGGGCGGGTACCGGTGCGCCGTCAGCACATCCTGGGCGGTGATCCCCTTGATGGCTGCGAACTCGTCTTTGGTCGCGATATCCCCCACCGGGATCAGCTTGATGCCGTCCGGCTTGCCTTCAGGGATGTTCACGAACATCGAGCGGAAGTTACCAACCCCCTTGGAGTTGGCGATCATCTGCTTCATCTCCTCCTCGGTTTCATCGTCCATGTTCGGGTCAGTGGTGTAGAAGATGAACCCCATGTGGGCGCCGTTGAGGAAGTATTTACGGCGGAACAGGGTGGCATCCTGGTTGAGCAGGGCCGACTGCAAGCCGCCCAGATAGTCGGGCATGCCATAGACCTGCTGCTCTGGGTCATACTGGGCCAGCCAAATCACATCCTCCGGCCGATAAACCAGGTTAGGCTTGCCCTGCTGCAGATAGACAAAACAACCGTCAGCACGGCGGCGCAGATAGACGCTGGAGAGCGGATGCAGGGCGACAACCTGCCCGAAGGCATTACGGATCTTGAGCAGGCCGGCGTCACCGAATTGCACGTAGTTGTGCACATAGGCGGTGATGACATTGCGCTGTGTGGTGAAGCGACCAGCCACCATATTGCGGCGCGCCATCAGGATCGCCCCGTGGTGGGCATTGGCCCGCGCCACCTTGGCCAGCCCCTTGCGGTCGATGGGCGGCTGGTAATATTCCCCGTAGGGATTGAAGAACACCCCGGTGTAATCGGTCATCCAGGCCGTGGGGTCGATGGCCTCAGCCGTGCTGAACATCACAGATGGCCGAGGGGATGAGGTGGCCACCTGCTGGGCCGGTTTTTGCTGTCGTTTGGTCATGCTGCCTTCTTCTGCTGGCTGGTTACCCAGGTGGATTTACGTTTACGGTTGGTATCGAGCGGCTCGTTGGCCACGGCGTGGGCGATGGCAAAAAACACGTCAGCGTGTCCGGTCACGTTGTCCCGAGCGGCGCGGAACGTCATCTGGCCGCCGCCGGTGGTGCTGCGCTTGATGGCGAGGAACGCCAGCGGGATATCCCGATCCGAGCCGTCCCACTCGATGCGGTTCGCCTCCACCACATCGATCATCTTGAGTACCAGCCGCGATTTGCTCTCGATGCTGTAGTTGATGGGGTGGCACACCCCTTTGAACTCCGGTTTCAACAGGTCATAGACACCTGAGCCAATGCCGGACACATCGACCCCTAGATAGGTGACCCGAAACTTCTTGGCGATGCGCACGATCTCCTGCGCCTGAAACTGGAAGTTGAGCCCGCGCCAGTAGTGCTTCTCCAACACACGGAACCGCTCACCGGCGACCATGGGCGGGGCAACCACCACCAGGGTGGCGTTGTCGCGGGTGCGGCTCGGGTCGTAGCCCATCCACACCTCACGCCGCCCGAACGGGTCAGGCCGTCCGGGCTTGTAGTCCTCCCACCGGCTCGGGTCCACCCCTGCCCGCTCCATATCCTGGAACTTGAACACCGACAGGGCATCATCGATAAACCGGCACATGTAGAGGCGATCGAACACCTCTTCGGGGTACTCGTCCTTGAGCTCCTCGATGTCGATGAGGTTGCAGCCAAGGCGAATGGCATCCTCGATGGTGATGACGTAACGCCACTGCCGATCGGGGCAGATGCGGCCGCCGTCGCGCAGATCATCTTCACCAGGGAAATCGATGGCCACCCGGCTCGGGCGCTGGCCCTTCCAGCGATCCCCCGTCCAGAACCGGTACGCTTCGTGAACCTTGCTCGATGGCGTTGAAAAGTAGGTCTTGCGCCAGCGGCTCTGGGTCGCCATGGCGCTGGCCACATCCGAGAGCTTCTCGAAGTTGGGGATCCAGAAATACTCGTCGATGTAGACGTTGCCGGAACGGGACTGCGCACTGTTGGAGTTGGTCGAGCAGAAGTGCAGCTCGGCCCCGTTCGACAGCACAATGGGGTTACCGGTCAGGGTGACGCCGAGGAAGGTCTGGGCAATCTTGCAGATGTAGGAGCGGAACACCTCTGCCTGGGCGCGGGTGGCTGACAGGAATATCTGGTTGCCGCCGGTCAGTACCGCATCTTCCAGCGCCTCACCGGCGAAGTAGTAAGTCATGCCGACCTGACGGGATTTCAGGATGTTACGGGTGCGCGGCAGTGCCGGGTCGTTCTTGGCCTCGCGGCAACGCAGCTGATAGCCGAACAGGGTACCAAGCCACTCGGAAAAGTCTGCCTCGGTGAGGTGGCCGATCTCGTTCTTGGCCTTCTTGCCGCCCTTCCCTTTGCGGCCACCGCCATCCTGCCCGCCCCTACTGCGCGGGGAACGGTCGGGGGAAGGCTCGTCACCGGATTCACGGCGGGCGGTCAGCACCTGCTGGCGCTCGGCCCATTTGAGTGCCTTCTCTTTCAGGCTGACATGGTGTCCGACAAGTCGGTCGATTTCGTCGAGCTCTTCGGGGGTTTTCTTCTCTCGGCCCAGCAGAGAGTGCAGGCGGCGGGCAATGGCATCCTCCACCGCCTCTTCGGTCAGCAGGTCACGCCAGCCGTACTTCTCGGCCCAGAAGTAGACTACCCTGCAGGAGTTAAGGCCAAGTTCGTCCTTGATCTCCTGGGGTGTCCAGCGCTTAAGATAAAGCCCACGCGCAGCATTGCGGATCTCTTCGGGATACGCCACGGCGCCTCCATCTTGTGAATGATGGCGCCATCATAGCCAGCCCCCCGCCCCCACTTATTGCCCTGATGTTCCAACCAATTCGGATATCCCCACGGATCCGAATTGCCTTGAACACAACCGGATGAATACCCCTTGCCGACCAGATAGCCTGAGCCCGTATCAATTGGGAGCAGGCATGAACACATCAACCTTGAGAACTGGCTGGGTCTGCATCGCCACCGAAGGAACAACCGTCGATGGTCGTGAGATTACCGCCGCTTGGCTGACTGACATGGCCGAGACCTACGATCCGGAATACTACACCGCACTGATTTGGCCTGATCACGACCGCTGGTCGAACTTCGGCTATGTACAGGAACTGAAGACAGAAGTCGTTGATGGCAAGCTCAAGCTGTTCGCCATCCTGAGCCCGACCCGTGATCTGGTTTATTACAACCAGGTTGGCCAATACCAATTCTGTTCCATCGAGCCGCAAGAGCAATTTGCAGATCTGGGCCGCACCTACCTGCGCGGCCTCGGCGTTACCGATGAACCAGCCAGCACCGGCACCACCCACCTGAAGTTCAAAGACAAGAGTGGCAAGTCTCGCCTGATTGGCACCAGTGAGCCGCTGGATCTCTCCACCTTCAAACTGCCAAAGAACGAAAAAGCCGACGGTCTGATCACCAAGTTTTTCAGCTTCTTGGCCAGCCATGGTGAACAGGAAACCAAACCCACCCCCAGCCATCCAGAGGATGAGGAAATGACCAAAGAACAGTTCGACCAGTTGCTGGGAGCCGTCAACGGCCTTGGCACCAAGATCGAAGGATTCAGCGCCAAGCCGGAAGTGAAGAATGATCCGGTGACTGACCAGAGCGCAGAAGGCGACAAGGCCAATATCGCCGCAGACCAGTTCAACAAGCTGGACGAGGCCATCACCAGTCTGGCCGCCACCGTCGGCGAGCTGAAAGGCCAGATCGACAAGTTCTCCGTTGAAGTGGATGGCCAGCGCCCGGATCCACTGGGCGGTGACGACACCACCTATAAAATTTGCTAAGGAGCATTCAGTGAGCCAAACCCTGACCGTTCAGGCCGAACAGCGCCTGAACAAATACTGCGATGCCCTGGCTAAAGCCTATGGCATCGACATCACCAAGCTGAACAAACAGTTCAGCGTCACCGGGCCGATTGAGACGACCCTGCGCTCTGCACTGCTCGCCTCGGTCGAATTCCTCGGCATGATCACCTGTCTGGACGTAGACCAGATCACCGGCCAAGTGGTGCAGGTCGGCGTCGGCCAGCTCTATACCGGTCGTAAAAAAGGCGGCCGCTTCAAGGGCGAAGTGGACGTTGATGGCAACAAGTATGAGTTGAAAGAGACCGACTCCTGCGCCTCTCTCTCTTGGGCCACCCTCTGCACCTGGGCAAATGCCGGTAGCGAAGGCGAGTTCATCAAGCTGGTTGGCGAGTTCGTCAACACCGCATTCGCCCTCGATATGCTGAGAGTTGGATGGAACGGTGTATCCGCTGCTGATACCACCGATCCGGAATCTCACCCGCTCGGCGAAGACGTCAACAAAGGCTGGCACCAGATCGCCCGCGAGTGGAACGGTGGCAGCCAGATCATCAAAGCGAAAGAGGGAGAGAAGATCTACTTCGACCCGGACGGCAAGGGCGATTACAAGACCCTGGATGAGATGGGCTCCGATCTGATCAACACCACCATCGATCCGCTGTTCCGCCAAGACCCACGTCTGGTGGTGCTGGTCGGTACCGATCTGGTAGCCGCTGCTCAGGCCAAGCTCTACAGCGAGGCCACCAAGCCGAGCGAGCAGATCGCCGCCCAGATGCTGGCCAAGTCCATCGCTGGCCGCAAGGCGTACATCCCGCCCTTCTTCCCGGCCAACAGGATGGTGGTTACCACTCTGGACAACCTGCACTGCTACACCCAGCGCGGCACCCGCAAGCGCAAGGCAGAAGATAACCAGGACACCAAGAGCTTCGATAACCAGTACTGGCGCATGGAAGGCTACGCCCTGGGCGAGCACAAGGCGTACGGCGGCTTCGAAGAGAACGATGTAGTGATCGGCGCCAATCCGGCGGTGGTTGCTGCACTCGCCGCCGAGCAAGAGCCAGAGGCGTAAACCATGAGCTCACCCGGTCAACGTCACAAGCAGCGCGTGCAAGCCATGCAGGGGGCCGAACAGGCCGCCTGCACTGGCGTGGCCACCGGTGCGGTGGCTGACAGCCTGCACCTGCAAATGATTGCCCTGGAACAGGACATCGTTCGCTTGCGCAAGCTGGCCCGCATTGGGGATCGGGTGAACATGAAACGCGACGAGCTGATGCCTAAATACCGCCCATATGTGGAGCGGTATCTGGCCAGCGTGGCCGAGTCCGGTCAGTCCTACCAGAACGAGCTGTTTCAAAGGCTGGTGATCTGGGCCTTTGACGTTGGTGACTTCGACACCGGGATCGCCTGGGCAGAGCTCGCCATCAAGCAGGGACAACGCACCCCGAACAACTTCAAGCGCGACTGGGCCACCTTCGTGGCCGACACAGTGCTGGAGTGGGCCGAGAAGAACGCCGCCGAAGGCCATGCCGTCGAGCCATGGTTCTCCCGGGTGTTCGACAAGGTGCGCAACGAGTGGCGCCTCAACGAGAAGCTGACCGCCAAGTGGTTCAAGGCTGCGGGTTGCCTGCTGCTGCGCGACCAGGACGGCCAGCCACGACCGAGTGCAGTGGGTGACAGCGCCACCCTGGAACAAGCAGCCCACTGGCTGCTCCAGGCCGAGAAGCTGCACCGCAAAGCGGGGGTAAACACCCTGCTGCTCAAAATTGCCATGCGCCTGCGGGCGCTCAATCCGGAGCAATAAGACTCTCCGCGCCACCGCACCCCGGCGGGGAGGATAGGCAAGCCGCAAGGCCTGCGCCGAATCCTGTGATCCGTGGCTTCAGGGGTGCACCTATTCAACCAGCGAGGTCACTGATGTTTGCAGGCAAGGATATCGACTACAGCGCCGCCACTATCCGCAATGACGGGTTCTGGCCAGATGTGGCCGTGGCCGACTTCGAGCGCCGCCGCGCCCTGCCTGCTGACCTAGACCAACAGACCACCGGCGCCGCCCTGCTGGCCGCCGTATCTGAAATCAACCTGCAACTGGCGATGCGTCAGGCCGCACTGATGGCCGAGGGCTATGTCAGCGCCGCCGATGTGCCGGGGCCGAGCCTTGAGGGCGGCACTAATGCCCTGACCGAGCAGTATCTGGCCGCCGTGTTTGCCCGTGCCAAAGCAGCCTTGCTGCCGGAGTTCGCCAGCGTCACCGAACGGGCCGCAGCCAACAACCAGATTGAGCGATCACCAGACCAACGCGCCCAGCTGCTGGCCGAGAGTCAGCAGCTGGTGCGCAGCATCAAGGGCAAGCGCCGTGCGGGGGTGTCCTTGATATGAGTGACGGCATGAACGAACAGCAGGCACAGGGCTATTTCCTCCACGCTCTCCACGCCGAGATCCTGCGGGTGCTGCCAGCCAAGTGCCACAAGCATCTGGATAGCTGGATGGAGAACGGCACCATCCGGCTGGAGCCAAAGAACATGGGCCCCACCGGATTTGATGTGGCATGGCTCACCTATCAGGCGGTGTTCACCGTCGAGCAACTGCCGTTTCGCGAGCTGGATCCGGCCATCGTGCTGGCCTCGGTGGCCGCCTGGGTGCAGGAGAATGACAAGTTTCGCGAGCAGTTCGAGCTGGCCGATCCCGAGTACGCCGTCACCCCGAACGATGAGAAGACCGCCGATCTCGAGATCCAGCTCGCCTTTACCGAGCCGCTGCGCCTGATCGAACACCCCAAGGGCCCCATCAACTGGATGGGCAAACGCTGGAACGTGGCCCCGTATGAAATCTGGGTAGCTGACCACATCGATATGAACGTCGGTGACACCGGCCATCACCAGATCGGTGACCCGTCATGATCACCATCACTCTCGACACCCAGCGCAGCAAAGACCAGCTCAATCTGCTGGCCCTGCCGCCAAAGAAGCGCCAGCGGCTGGTGTGGCGAGCAGCCAACGAGATGAAGAAGCTGGCAGCCCGCAACGTGCGTCAGCAGCAAGACCCCAACGGCAATGCCTGGGCACCACGAAAACGGGGCAAGCGCAAGATGCTGCGCGGCCTGCCAAAGCTGCTGGTGATCCATGAGCCAAGCCAGGACGTGGCTGAACTCGGGTTCAAAAAGGGCTCGATGAATGTTCATGCCGGGGTAGTCGCCAACACCCACCAAAAGGGACACACCTACAAGGTGACCGCGGCCAGTCGGCGCCGTATCGCCTCCAGCGATGGCGGCAAGAACAAGCAGGCCAGCAAGGCGCAGGCCCGCAAGCTGCGGGAGCTGGGGTTCAAGCGTCCAGGCAAGCGCAAGCGGGCATACAGATCGGCATCGCTCGGCTGGATTACCGGCAATCTCAACTACGCGCAAGCGGGGTTGCTGATCAAGAAGCTCAAGGACGAGCCGGTGAAAGAGAGCTGGGAGATTGAGCTGCCAGCCCGCCCGTTCCTCGGCGCCAATACCAAGCAACGAGAGCAAGCCTTTGCCCGAGCCCTGCAAAGCATCAACTACGGCTGGGACGTCAACAAGCAAGAGATGAAGAGGAAATAACGCCATGTGGCCTTATGTACAGATCAACAACTTGAACCAGATGCAGGGGCCCGTGACGGAAGTCGAGCGCCACCTGCTGTTCATCGGTACCGCCCCGACCAACCCCGGCAAGCTGCTTTCGCTCAACATCCAGAGCGACTTCGACAAGCTGCTGGGCGAGGCCGACAGCGAGCTGAAAACCAACCTGCAAGCCGCGATGGTCAACGCTGGTCAGAACTGGACGGCTGCCGCCTTTGTGCTGCCAACCGACATGGACTGGAAAGATGCCGTTCGCGAGGCCCAGAAAACCCAATCCTTCGAGGGCTGTGTGGTACTGGGTCAGGAGTGGGACGAGGCGAAAATAAACGCCGCCCACGCCCTCAACCAGGAGCTGATCGCCAAATGGGGTCGCTGGCAGTTCATGCTGCTGGTCGTGGCTGGCATCGTCACCACCCTCGAGGGCGGCCAGGACTGGAGCGAGTACGAGGCCAAACTGGCCGCGCTGCAAGATGGCATCAAGGCGGAATCCGTCACCCTGCTGCCGCAGCTGTGGCCCAACCTCGCTGGCGCCTATGCCGGTCGCTTGTGCAACCGTGCGGTGAGCATCGCCGACAGCCCCGCCCGGGTGAAAACTGGCGCCATGGTGGGCCTTGGCAACAAGCCGAAGGATAAAGACGGTACCGAGCTGCCGCTGGCCACCCTGCAAACCCTGGAACAGAACCGCTTCTCGGTACCGATGTGGTACCCGGACTATGACGGCATCTATTGGGCCGATGGCCGCACCCTGGACGCCGAGGGCGGCGACTACCAGGTGATCGAAAACCTTCGGGTGGTCTACAAGGTTGCCCGCCGGATGCGCCTGCGCGCCATTGCCCGCGTCGCCGATCGCTCATTCAACTCCACCCCGGGCAGCACCGCCGCCGCCATCATGTACTTCGGCAAAGACCTGCGCGAGATGGCCAAGGCCGTCACCATCAACGGCCAGCTGTTCCCGGGCGATATCGCCTCACCCAAGGATGGCGATATCACCATCAAGTGGACGGCCAAGAACTTGGTCTCCATCTACGTGGTGGTGCGCACCGTGGACTGCCCCAAGGGGATCACCGTCAACATCATGCTCGATTTGAGCCTCAACAACGGGGAGGGCTAACC